AAGTATTTTTTACGATAAAATATAGGGTCATTGCGCATGTATACAATAGTATCATCTACAATGTCAAAGTTTGTAAGACTGTCGTTATGTTGTGTAAATTCATTTATCTTCATATTACCACTTCCTACATGACCAGTAACGTGCCTTCCAACGAGGTCCCGGATTATCGCAATTATGTCTTGCTCTAAAACTTCTACGTCTTGCTGGATTAGATTTTTTAATACGCATTTTTTTGTCACCAAAGTTTACTTTAACAACATTACCGTTTGGCTTGCGTACATATACTTTAAACTTTTTAACATCGCCTCTTGTAGGTTTGCCTAGTTTAACTTTACGACCACGGTATTCTGCTTCGTCTAGTTCGTCATCTTCGTTAAACCACATAACTCCATATTCTTCAAAGAAGTCGTCACCGTCATATGTTTCTTCATCTATTTCTTCTAAGTCAGTTGATACTTCGATATCAAAATCTTCATAACCTTCGTTAAACATATGATCTGCTAAACGATTTACAAATTCACTTACAATATCTTCGCCAAGTGCTTGTGGTAACGGAATGTGTATAACAGTAGCATCTTGCTCTGTTTCAAAAATTTCATGATTTGGAAAGACACTTTCGTTTAAGCCTTCGCTCAATACATCTTGTTTTTCCATTACTATTCTTACAAAATGTTCCATGTTAAATTCCTGTATTACCGTTTAATGCGTATATTGCTGCTGCAATTCTATCTAGTGCATCATTAATATTTGTTGGGTCTGGATCAGCCCAGTGATTGCTATCGTTTGGTGTATAAGCAATGTTTGTTAGTGCAGACGCATCTGCTTTAGCAGCCAATGCTGAACTAACTGTTTGATAAAAGTTTGGATCGTCGTTGATTGCTGCGGCAAGTTCATTTAAACTGTCTAATGAACCTGGAGTACCAACACGTAAGTCATCGTCTAATGCTTGAACAGCCGCAGTCACATCTGCTGTTGTTGCGTATCCGTCTATGTTAGCAACTAGTGTTGCTGTAGTACCGTCGCCTTTAAGTAAACTAACTTTAACACCAGCACCGCCGACTTCTTGGTCTTGTAGTGCAAATGAGTTGTTTATCCATAATTTAGTAGCATATACATCGTTCCAGTTTTTGCCTGGACTACCTAAGTCTCTTGCATCATCTTGATCAGGTAAAACATTAACACCAATTTGTGTTAAGTCTGTATCTGGTTTGTTTGTTAGATCATTGTAGTCGCCAGTAAATGCACTAGTATACACATCTGTGAAATTTGCTTCAATTTTTTCAAATGCTGAACGTAAGCTCTCACCGTCGCCTGTTAATTCACCTGTACCTAAATTAATATTCTGTTGCGCCATCGTTCTTTCCTAGTGATTCAGTAATATACTGTTTACTGTGCCATCTGTCCAATCATACACATGTGCTCTAACCCATACATAGTTTCCTGTAAAGTTATAAGACTTTGTATTAGTAGTTGATTCTGTATATTCAACAAATGTAATATTTTCTTCTCTAATTACACCTGTTGTATCTACAGTTTGTGAACCAGTTCCTAGTTCAACTGTAAACCAATCTTCAGTTTGCGGATCTATTGCTAAGGTTGCTTGCATTTCAACCTTACCTAAAAATCCATCTAGGTCTATTTGTACAGTGTGTAAGCCATCGCTACGACCGTAGTATCCATCGCCGCGGTACTTATCACCCGTGTGAGTTTGCGTAGAACTATCGCCTACGTGTGTTTGTTGTGTTAAAATTGTTGTACTATTACTTGGCATACATGTATTTATGCATTCTTGTTCAGACACACAACTTTATTAATTGAGCGTATATTGTCAACCATTAGTAGTCTTAACAATGTAATAACCCTGTCGGATTTAGCATAAAAGTACAAATCATCCAATCGTGTCATGCCTTCATTTAAATATTCTTCAAGTGTATTACCTAATTTAACGTGTTCCCCGTTATGTGCTAATAACCATTGTGCTGCATCTAAAGGCAATTTGCCACGCAAATACACTCTATATTCATAATCTATAGGTCTTTTTAAATATGCATACCCTGGTTCTAAAGGATTTAATCTTTCTTCTGGTTCCCACCATTCGAGTGACTGTCTTAGTCTAGTTGAAAGATCGTATAACCAGGGTTTATAGGTTGAGTATATTGTTAATTGTTTAAATTGTACTCTTAATCTATATATTCTATGCTTTTTAAGTTCATTGTATATTACCTTAGCATCTTCAAAACTTGCTTGACTAATACTCATAGTCCTAAATCTGTGAAGTTGTAAAGGTTCACCGTTTTCGTAAGAAAGCTGAAGGCCATCCAGCAACTTTCCTACGTGATGTAAACGATTATTTCTGAACTCATTTGCTAAGTCATTTCTACATAATAATTTGTAGGCATACTTATTGTAAAAGAGTTTTTCAGTTGTTTGCTTCCTCAAATGCATTTTCCTTTGCTTCAACTATTAGATCGTTGTCTACAATTTTGATCTTAACGTGACCACCATTTTTAAGACTACCAAATAGTAATTCTTTAGACAAAGGACGTTTAATTTCATTATCAATTACACGTTGCAAAGGACGAGCCCCCATCTTGCTGTCAAAGCCTTTTTCTACTAAGTAATCAATGGCACTGTCATCAATTTCAAACTTAACACTACGATCTTTGATCATCGATTTAAGTTCAACTAAGAACTTGCCCACAATCTTGATCATTACTTCTTTACTTAGTTTTGCAAAAGTAATAGTTGCATCTAGCCTGTTACGGAATTCTGGAGCAAAAAAGTTTTTAAGGTCTGTATCTTCGTAATCTTTTTCGTTATCTTCATCAAAGCCAATGCTATTTTTCTCTGCTTCTTTTGCGCCTAAGTTTGTTGTAAGGATAAGAACACTGTTACGTGCATCTGCTTCCTTACCATTTGATCCTGTAATCTTACCATTGTCCATAATTTGTAGTAAGATTTGAGAAACATCTGGATGTGCTTTTTCAATCTCATCTAATAGCAATACACACCCTGGATTTTCTTGTAATTTTTCAATTAGTAAACCACTAGTATCTTCGTGTCCTACGTATCCCGGAGGAGAACCAATCAACTTAGCAACTGAATGCTTCTCTTGATATTCACTCATATCAAAACGCACAAGTTTTACACCAAGTTCGTTTGCTAGTTGTTTTGCTGTTTCTGTTTTACCTGTACCTGTTGGACCCATAAACACAAAACTACCAATCGGTTTAGTTTCATCTTTAAGTCCTGCTTGTGCAATTAAAATCTTATCAACAAGTTTTTCAATTGCTTCGTCTTGTCCAAACACAACACCTTTTAGGTTATGTTCAAGGTCTTTAAGTCCTGCTGATTCTTTTTGTGCAATCTTATCTACTGGCAGATTTACACTTCTTGCAAGCTCAAACTGAATGTTATCTACATCAACAACACGTTCTTCTGCATCTGTGTCTTTCAATTTAAATCTTGCACACGCCTGATCAACTAGATCAATTGCTTTATCAGGAAGTTTTTTATCTGCTTGATACTTAACACTTAGATCTACTGCTGATTCAATTGCGTCACTTGTAATTTTTGCACCGTGATATGTTTCATAATATTTTGCAATACCTTTTAGGATATCAATACTTACATCTCTGCTAGGCTCGTCAACTGTAATACGTTGGAATCGACGCATAAGGGCACGATCCTTTTCAAAGTGTTTACGGTATTCTTCCCAAGTAGTTGAAGCAACTACTTTAATGTCACCTTTACTTAATGCTGGCTTTAACATATTAGCAAGGTCGTTTGAGTTACTGCCACCGCCTGCACCAGCACCGTTCATCATGTGTGCTTCGTCAATAAACATAATTGCTTTGCCTTTTTTCTTAAGAGCTGCAATAACTAACTTTAAACGTTCTTCAAAGTCACCACGGTATTTAGATCCAGCAAGCATGCCGCCGATATCTAGATTAAACACTTCGTACTCTTGTAGAAATTTAGGAACATTATTATTAACAATATTCCATGCAAGTCCTTCTGCAATAGCAGTTTTACCTACACCTGGATCACCAACAAGGATAGCATTGTTTTTATTGCGTCGGCCTAATGCTAGTGCAATGTTTTCTAGTTCGGTACTACGTCCAATTACAGGATCAATTTTATTACGTTTTACTTCGTCATTTAGATTGTCTGTAAATGCACGAAGTGCTTTAAGTGCTGCGCCACTAATTTCTTCTTCTTCGTATGCTGCATCTAGTTCATTGTTAACATAGTCTGCAAAAGAGTCTTTGTTAACGTTTGCTTCTTCTAAGTAGTAGTATGCATAGGATTTTAGTTCAGCTAAAATACTTAATAGCACATCTGATAATTCAATCTCAGGACGACCTGCAAATAGTACTTGTGTAAATGCTCGATTTAATACACGTTCTACTGCTTGTGTCTTTTTAGGTTTATATTTGCCGTCTGTTTCAATTACAAGATCAGTACACTTGTCTTTAAGATAATGTTCTAAATTCTTTTTAATAAAATCAGGATCTACTCCATAACCTTTTAACAAATTGTAAAAAGGTTCAGAACAGAGCATAGCAAATAACAAATGCTCAACGGTCACGTATTCGTGCTTTAGTCTTTTAGCATCCTTAATTGATTTTTCGAATACTGCCTGTAGTTCTTTGCTTGGTTCAACCATGTACTAATTTCCTCTTTTTTAGTTTTTTCTTTGCCATATCTAGTTTAAGTCTACTTACTCTATCAGTAAACTCAATTCCCTGCAGATGATCATACTCGTGCAGGAAACATCTCGCATCTATATCATATAACTCTATTGTACATTCTTTAGCAGAAATGTCAAGATATTTGGCAACCAACCCTTTTGGTCTTGATATGTTTAAAAACAGTCCAGGATGACTTAAACAGCCTTCTGGCATTAATTCTTTATCTTCTGTAACTTTTTCAATTACAGGATTAATAACTGCAAATGGTGTTTTATCAGATAATAGGAAAGGTTTCATAACAAAAATTTGTGCATCTAATCCTATTTGATTTGCACTAAGTCCAATGCCACCTTCAACAAGCATTAAGCCAATCATTTCTTTAGAAATAAAGTCCGCATCTAGTTTGTCAAAATTAAATTTACTTACTTGCTTTTGTAACCACGGATCTGGCGACTTAACTAATTTCATCTCTTATTTCCTTTATCCTTTTTATTTGGTTGTCATTTAACTTTGGTGTATCAAGTTTAATTTCAACTAACAGCGATCCACCGTTTATTCCTTCATCGGTAACTCTTAACTTTGTTCCATTTTTAATACCTGCCGGAATGCTTAACATTATACTTTTTCCCGACAATGTAATAATTTCATGTCTAGTACCTATTATAGCATCTAGACTGTTTAAGAGCAAGACACAACTTAAATCATTATGATGTCTTTTAAACCTTTTATGTGGCTTAACATGTACTGTTACATATAAATTTCCTGCTGGCAAATTCTTATTTGAATTATCTCCTAAGCCTTTAAATGAAACTTGCTGTCCACTTTCAATCCCATTAGGTATACGTATATCTGCTACCTTTTCGTCGCCGCTTGGTAACTTATACATTAATCTTTTTTCAATTACACCTAGTACTTCTTCTAGTTCTATATGTAGGTTTAAATTAATATCTCTATTTCTTTGCGCTCGGCGATTTCTATATACTCGCTGACCATTCATAAACAAGTCTTCAAAACCTGGAGGAAATCCAAATCCTTCAAAAGGATTGCCACCATCAAAACTTGCACTATTAAAATTAAATTGTGGTTGTGGATTATCATACTCCGCACGTTTTTGCGGATCTTTTAAGGTGCTATACGCTTCGTTAATTTTTTTAAATTCTTCTTCATTACCGCCCCTGTCAGGATGGTGTCGCATACTTTGTTTTTTATATGCTTTGCGAATATCTGCATCTGATGCAGATTTATTAACACCTAGAATAGAATAATAGTCCATACAATTACTTATCGTACGGACTATGGGTTTTTAACAGTAGTGATTACTACTTTTTCTTTTCAGTATATGCGTTACCACCAATGAACGCCATTACGATTGCTGCCACTGAAACAAAGTAAGTAGCTGCCATATCGCCTAAGATTTTACTTGCACCGTCTAGCCCAATTAACATTGCTAGTACAACTGCAAATGGATATAGTAGCATACCAAATAATGCAAACCAAGCCATGTTACGCATTGCATCTCTACGTGCATCAGCGTCTTCAAATGCTTTACGTTTGAACTCTAGTTCCATTGCTGCTTCTTCTGCACTAATATGGCCATCGCCATTAGTGTCCATTCTTGCTAATGCTTCGTCATCAATTGTAACTGTTTTCTTTTCTTCTGCCATCACTTTTTCCCCTCTAGTTTAGCAATACGAGCTTCGAGCTCATCTATCTTAGAAGTTATTTTAGGATACTTTACACGCCAAGCATTTGGATCGTTTTGGAGCCAGGTCCAGCCCCAACGTATTGCTAGATATTCTAGTGTGCGATCAAATTTGCCCACTGCCCATATTGCCATCTTTGTATCTTTGAACCAAAACAAAAATGCAGCGCCGAATAAAGATCCGACAATGCCTGTATAGATCCAAAGGCGATCACTCGCCATGTTTTGTATCATTTCCCACATAATAACTCCCTCGTTGTTACTATGTGTATTTATTATTTTGCGGGGGTAGTTTCTTCTACGGGCTCGTAGTATTCGCGATACTTATCAATGATAAGTTGCTGTTGGATCATATATGCACGGATTTGTGCAAAGTTTTTAGCAAGTGTTTCGTAGTCGTCATCGCTTAAACCAAACAGCACAGGATCTTTACCTTGCTCTTTCATTTTAGCAAACACTTCTTCTGCGTTTTCGCTATGGATAATAATGAACTTTAGTTCTTCCATTTTAGGAGTTGCAGGGTTCTGTAAGTTAAGCGGCTCTCGCTTAACCTCTGTGCTAAACACCTGTAATTCCTTAACTGTGCTACAACTAGTAAGGAACGTAGTTAGGGTTAGCAAGACTAGGACACTCTGAATTGATCTCAGACTTCTTAGTTGCATTTCTTTCTGCCTCCGTTAATGGTGAGCCCATTGCGATTTCCACGCACCTCATTGCCTTTTTACTGGCATTGTTAATAACACGTTCTACTGAACGATCTCTTTCAATAGCAAGTTTACCAATGTCACGTACTTCGCCCTGTGCATTGATTTTATTAAAACGATCATCTAGTGCTTTCATTTCATTTTGAAGCGTTTGATTTGCTGCTATTAATTGATCGTTTGCTTCTCTAATAGCAGTAAAGTCTTTGCGTTGCTGTTCTATTACTGCTTGTTGTTCAGCGTGTGCTTGTTCTAGTTTTACTTGATTTAATTTTGCTATTTCTAAATCACTCTTAAGAGTTTTTACATACATGAAGCCGCCACCCATTGTTGCTAGAGTGACGACAATCATTGCAATTTTAATTGAACCAAACATAGTATTCTATTTAGTCTAATAGTTTCCCTAATGTAGCAGGTCCGGCTATACCATCTGCAACCAGTCCGTTAGCCGCTTGCCATTCTTTAAGAGCACGTTCTGTACCTGGGCCAAAGTCGCCATCTGCGCCAATGCCTAATGCTTCTTGCATCAGTTTAACACCTTCGCCTTTAGCACCTCTGCGTAGTACACCAATTTCATCTAGGTCAAATGAATCATCTTCGTCATCTTCATCAACTTGATGATTTTCAACTTCTGCACCTAGAGCTTTTAGTGCTTCTTCCCAGTGATGAATACGATCCTCTAGTCCAATGTAACCACCGTTAATACGCTTGGTAAGAGTTTTAATATCTCCTGCATCTGAGTATTTGTTTAGGTTATTTGTATCCCAGTAAAATAGTGCTGACTTAAGAGCAACTTCTTTATCTTCTGAAACAATGTCTGGATTCTCTAACACTTCTGGTAAATCTGCCCAATCAGCAAATTTAGTATAGTTGTGTCTACCAGTTAATTGAATAGGGCCACGACCCCTAAAACGCCAACCATCACCGCTGTCGGTATCACCGTTGTCCATACGATTTGCGTATACCACGTTTGCAATCTTTTCAGGTTGTCTGTGGTATTCTTCTGCATCGCGTCCTGCTCTTGCAAAGTACTTTCCAAAGACTGCGTTAAGAGCCTTTGCACTATAGTTAAGATTTTCACTGAACACTCTCCATCCACCTGATTCGTGTCCACACTGCGCAATAAATGCTGCAATACGCTGTGGAGTGTTAATTTCGTATTCTGGGAATACTTCGTTCATTGCGTCCACCCATCCGTCAGGGTCCGCACAGCGAGGGAACAACTCGCTAAATTGATTTGCTGTTAGCATATTACTTCCTTTTGATTACGAGGGCCTTGCCCTGATTTTCAAAGACTAATTTGTCTCCATACTTACTTATATTGTAATCGCCAATATACTTAGTTAAAAAGAGTATTTCTGGATATGATTCCATTAAGTCAAATTTGCCTTCAATGTTGTCTTTGATGTTTAATACATCACCAAAATCTATAAATTCAAATACTAAAGAGTCTGCCCATTTTTTCTTTAATGTTAGGGTATTTTCTTTAAGATCAATTAATTCAATAAAACTTTTATTAAAAAATTCTTTGTAATTTTCCATTCTAGTTTCATTAACTTTTAAACCATAATCTTCTGGTTTAACAGGAATAGCTGATTCTAAATTTTCTAATGTTGCTTCTTTTGATCTAAAGTTTTTATAGTATCTAAATTTAAATCTGTCATTACCTGTTAGTTTAGATAATCCGTCAACAATTTCAGTAATTTGACTAGCAATTTTTCTGTTGCGTTCAATCTCTACAAAAACTCTATATGCGCCGTCACTTTGTTCACCTGCTGTAACATCACTATCTAAGATAAATGCATAACCTCTTTCTAAGAATCCACTAAGATCTTCGGCTGCTTTCTTATCATTTAGTGTAAAGCTCAGTGTAACAATATCTTCATCTTCACCCATCTTTGATTGATAAGAATCAATTTCAAAAATATGGTCAACCATGTGTTTTAAATCTTCTGCGTGTAAACTCATTATATTGTCATTCCTTCACCGCCTGCTGCTGCTGGTGCTGCTGCTGCTGGTGCTCCACCTGCTGCTAAATCATCTGCTGGTTGTGCATCAGTTGGTGCTGCTCCATCTTCTGTTGCTGCTGTAACATCAACATCACGTTGCTCTTGATAGCCTGTATAGATATCGACTATAAGTGCTTTAGGCATCATAATTTCTACTAACCAAATTGGAAATCTATCTAACTTACCTTTTTTAGTACCAGGACGGATATCATCAGCTTTACGGATTTTTCTTGGTTTTAATAAATGTGTTTTTTCAAAGGTTATCTTGCAATCGTAATCTAGCAATCTTTTACCACCCGCAGGGTCTGGCATCTTATCACGTGGCCACATAAAGGCGCAAGTAACCCAATGTCTGTCAATTACTGGTCCTTTTGCTAATTCGCCATCTTCCCAGTTCTTGTAAACATATAGGTCTAGTTCGTCTAAAACACGTTCAAAGTCTTTTAAAACTTGGAAACTTGAGTTGTCATCATAGAGTTGCTCTATGTTACTAATAATATCTAATACATCTTGCATTTTATAAGTCCTGTACTTGTACACACTTATTTATCGCTATTTAGATATAACTTACTAGTTTTTGTTTCTGTCTTAGTGGTAAATACTTTTGTAGGGCAAAAGCCCAACAAGGCACAAGTCCTACATTATTCCATAACTCATAGGAGGACACTTAATGGGTGCTAAAAGGAAACAGCGCAATCGCGCAAATCCAGGCTACGACAATGTAGTAAATTTTAACTCTTTTCAAAAGAAACAATCAGTTACAATACTTCCAAGAAACAGACACCAAGAAGAATACGTAGTAAAACTATTAGACGATACTAAAGATATTGTATTCGGTGTAGGTCCTGCAGGTACAGGTAAAACGCTATTAGCAGTACAGGTAGCAGTGAAATTGTTTAAAGAAGGCAAAATAGACAAAATTATTGTAACAAGGCCGGCAGTTAGTGTAGACGAAGAACTAGGCTTTTTACCAGGAACGCTAGAACAAAAAATGGCGCCTTGGACAAGACCTATTTTTGACGTACTACGTGAGTATTTTGATGCTCGTCAAATAGAAGGCATGATTGAAGAAGGCATTATTGAAATTGCTCCACTAGCATATATGCGTGGGCGAACATTTAAAGATGCATTTATACTAGCAGACGAAATGCAAAATGCAACACCTAACCAAATGAAGATGCTTCTAACACGATTAGGCGAAGGCTCAATGATGGCAGTCACAGGCGATCTTGCACAAGCAGATAGGCTTAAGGACAACGGTTTAATTGACTTCACTAAACTGTTAGAAACTAGTAAAACATCACGTTTGGACGTAGTCCGATTTGAACAAGGAGATATTGAAAG